GCGGGATATTGAGCCCGGCGACATTGCGGATATTTACGTTAGGAGAAAATGCCATGGGTTAAGCCGCCGCTGCCTGCGGTCCTCCGAGTTGTTGCTCCTGCGCCATCTGCTGGAGCGCGGGCTGGGCGCCGACGCGGCCGATGACGGCGTTTTGGCTTTGCTGTAATTGGAATTGGAATGCCTGCATGCGGGCGTCGAGCATGCGGCGGAAGATTTCGTCTTGCTGGTAGCGCTGAGAGACGGCCGGGTTGGACTGGATGATTTGCTGCAAGGTTTGCAAGCGGACCTGCGCGTTCTGACCGCCTTCTTTCATTGGGGGCTCGGTGCCGGCGGCGATTTTTGCGAATGCGCCCTGCTCGTCTTCGATCTCTTGCTGGGTGGCGGCGCCTATATCTTGCACTAACATTGCTGCCATATTCGGGTCTACGGCTTGAAACATATATTTAATTAAACCAACGCGGTCTATGACACCGAATGAGTCCATGGGGACGAGGATCTTGGCGAGGTAGTCGAGCTTTGCCCCGAGGGCTTCGGCGTCGAGCATGCGGGCATCGAATTCTGCGGTGATATCAAAGCGGCCGCGGATGTCCTGCGGGCTGGCGTTGAAGGGAAGCTGGTTGCCGGTCACGCGGGCGACCTCCTCGGGCGACATATACTGCTGGGCGAGGGCCATCGTTTGGACGACGCAGAGCTTCATGTCCAAGAGCCAAGTGTCGATTAATTCTTGGGTGTGCAGCATGCTTAACTGCGGCGCCACGCCCTCTGCCATGCGGCCAAAGTAGGTGTTTACGTCAAGGCGGGTGGCCTGCTCAATTTCAATGCTGCCTTGGCTAAGGCGCGGGCCATCCATCCAGGACACCTCGCCCTGACGGCGCTCAGGGATCTGCACGCCGGGGCCGAGGACTAGGTCAAATTTGCCTCGATTGGCGGGCACGCGAATCATGGGCAACGTGGCGAGACTGGTGCTGTCAACCCGGGCGTCCCGCTGCACCTTAATCTCGTTCTGCGCGGTCTGGCAGATCTCCGGCACGCCGCGGGACTCAAGGAGTGGGCGGGTAGTGCGTTCGCGGGCTAGTTCGACGAAGGGATATAAGCCGTGGCTGTATGGCAGAATCTCATGCACGGCGACCTTGTCGGGAACGTGGAAGGACATGATTGACCTTGTCACGCGGACGGCGCCGGTCTTCTCGTCGATTTCTTTTCTATAAACGTGCCAGACTTCGACCATGTCACGCAGCTGTTCGTAGAGGTACTGGTCGGTGCGGTGGAGGTTCGCCGTGATCCTGCGCATCTCGCCTTTGTGTTTGCTGGTGCGCTCCACCCAGTCTTCGTCCCAGCCTTCGATCATGCCGCGTTCGCGGAGCTCGACCTCGGTGAGGAGTTCCCGGCGGGCCACGAAGGCAGCGCGTTGCAGCGAAAATGTTTGGATCGGGAAGATGATGTCCTCAAACGCCTCGAGCGCGGTCCAGACCGGCTTGTTTTCAAAAATGTAAGGGCTGTCCCATTCGACAACGCCCTTCTCGCGCAGCTCGCGCACCTTGGCCGGTTTACCGAGTTCCGGCACAATCTCTCCGAGGAGCTGTGCGGCGAGCTCTTCCTGCTCGGGGTCCAAGACGACTTCGATGAGTGCTTGGAGGTTGGCGGCTTGCTCGGGGTCTTGCTGCGCGGCGGCTTCAAGCATGGACATGGCATCATCCATGGTGAAGGTCTTGACCTCGGTGCGCGTGGTGGTGTTCCAGTCGATAGCCATGACGGCGAGGCCGTAGGTTTCCCGGAATTCGGCGGCGAGGCGGACCTCACGCTGCAGGTCGCTAAGACAATGCTGAAACAAAAGCCATTTGAGCACAGCTTCTGCGGCGGTGCGCTTATCGATGTCCATGCTCTCGACCGGCTGGACCTGGACGCGACTTTTGAAGAATGCGGAGGTCAACATCGCAACATGGTCGCGGATGATATTGTCGCTGAGGAAAATCTTACAGTCGCTTGAGCCGTCCCAAGGAAATGGCTGCGCGCCGAGGCTGCCCTTACGCTTGCGGCCGTCTTCGTTTTGCCCGGGCCAGAGGCAGTAGCGGGTGTTCCAGTTGCGGGTCTTCCTTTGGATGTAGGTGCTTGCGTCGCCGTCGGCCTGCTCAACCTCACCGAGGATCTCTACAATTTTATCGCGGTCGATGGGTTTCAAGAGACGAGGATGGTGGTGTTGCGGGGGGTATATTTGACGACCGTCTCGGGGTTCTTTTTCTTGAACCAATCGCGGAAGCCCTTGTCCTGCCAGCAGCCGGGGTTGGTGCCGTGCCACGCCCAGTAGCTGTCGGCGTCGATGCTCATCTCGCGGACGCCGATGCCCTCAATGGCGCAGTTCTCTAAGCGGGCGTTGGCCTGGGCAATGCGTTGCTGGCGCGTGGCCGCTAAAACAGCGTCCGCATGCCAACCTCGCAGCAGTTCCTCTTTGACGAGGTGCTGCATCTCATCGCCGAGGTCGGCGACGAGATCGCTCCATAAAGTTTCAGCCATCCTAACTGCTGCCGTCCGCCGTGAAGCGGACAGCAGAGTGTTAAGACAGACGGACTAGATCTCGTTCGTGTCCACGACCTGCAGGTAGATGTGGATCTCGCCTGCGGTCACGCTGCTCAGCAGCTTGGCTGCGGTCGCCGTGAAGGCGGCCACAATGAACTGGCTGGCGGCCGTGATGGCAACCGGCGTGGTGACGGTCATCGCCTTGTTGACAACGTCAGAAGCATGCACGCCGAGGACTTCGGTGCTGGACATGACTGAGGCGGCCGAGGCGGTGTTGCCGAGGGTGTAGGCGGCCGAGACAAGACCGGCATCGCTGGAGACCAGCGGGGTGACGAGCCTGTGCGCGGCGTTGCTGATGACCGAACCGGCAGCAACTGGCAGCAGATTAAAAGTCTGCGTGGCGGCTGCGGCGGTGAAGTCAACATTGGTGAGGATCACCTTGTGCGTGAAGCCGGTAGAGGCTTTCGTTTCAATGGGGAGTTCGTATGTTTTCATTTTAAGCTATTTCTCCGTGTTGGTCGCAGGACTAGGAAGTCGCGGCGAACTTGGCCAGACCCTTGGGGTTCATGCAGACGAGCGCAGCGATGGCGTCAACCAGCGCACGCTTGCCTCCACCCATGTCTTCCAGTTCCTGGAAGCGCGGCCGGCGGCCATAGCGTAATTCGATCATGTCCGATGACATGACATAACCGCGGCGAAGCTGTGTGGCTTCGTTTTGGTCCTTGGCCAAAAATAGGCTAGGTACGATATCGAGAATTCCAAAATCGCCGTGGAAGCTATCGATAGATGCCACGATCTTCTTGGACTCAGCGGACTGCGTGAAGGTGCGGACCGAAAGGCCGGCTGTGTTGACAGCTCCACCCGCGAAACGGGTGAAGTTGGTGAAGGACCTCTTCAGCTCAGGACCGCAGACGAGCATCATGGAGTTCATGGTGCCGGTGACGGTGTACATGCTCTGGAGCACGGCCTGCACTTCGGACTCAATGAGGGAAGCGGTGGCGGTCGTGTTGATGCTGGCAGCCGGCGTGCGGAAAGCGGTGGGAACTGGGAGGTCCGACTGCGCGCTGTTGTTGATCCAGTTGCCGAGACCGCGGGTGCGGTAAGGGTTGGTGCTGGCCTGCTCTTGCGAGTTGCGGTCGGAGCAAACAGCGGACTCGATGTCACGCTTCAGCTCAACCAAGCTCTTGGAGACGGCGTGTGCAAACGCCTTATTTTTTCCGATGCCGGCGATGTCCGAGATCTGGGTGAAATCGTCCACCTTGATACTCCGGCGGAACTTCTGGGCGCGGCCCGAGAGGAGTGCGCGGCTGGAGCTGGCGTCGTCGAAGGTCGAAACGTCAGCGTTGGTGAGCACGCCGTCGAAGGACGGTTCATTGTACTCAGAAGCCTGCCAGGAGAAAACTCCGGGGTTGGTGATATCGGCGCCTTTGCGGGCGGTCGAGGTGACGGGGGTGTTTTTGTTATCTACGATTGAGATAACGTCCGCGAGGTCTTCGCGAAGGCCCGAAAAATTCGGGAATACTGTTCCTTGTGACATTTGTGTTGGTCTTTCTTGTTAGGGTTTTCCTTACAAGAGCGCCGCGGAAACAAATGACTCGATGTCGTCCATTGAGTCTCCCGTCAGTGCTCTCATCGCGCCTTTTGCGCTTTTGCTACTGGTGGAAGATTTCGTTGATGAGACCGGGTTGGCGGGAGTTGGCGTTTTAGCTATTTCTTTGGACGAAGAGACTTTCTTGGCGGCTTTCGCTTTTGCGTCGGCGGCGCCTTGCTTGGCCATGAGCGTTTGCTCTCCGAGGAGAGCCAGCGCTACCCAGTATTCAGCCTGCGGGAGCTTTAGCAGCTCCGGCGCCTGCTTGACCGTGGCGGTGAACGCCTGGTGCATCTGGGTGCCTTTCTTGAAGATGTCGGGGAATATGGACTTGGCGGCTTCGAGGGCCGGCTGCCGTTGGGCGAGCCAGTTCTGGCGGGCCGGGGCGTGCAGCGTGAGCACATCGTCGCTTTTGATGAGGTAGTCTTTGACCTGATCGGCATCGAGGTAAACCTCTGTGCCATCCGGGCGCCTGACTGTGGCGCCGTCCGTATTGCGGAGCGCCCACCGGCGGACTTCTTGGGCGGACTTGATTTTGGCATCCAGTGCGTCCTGCGTGTCCACGTCGGCCAGCGGGTTGTCGGTCGTGGGGCTGAGCACCGGGCGAGCGGCTTCATTGAGCTGCGCTTCGTATTCGGCGACCTTGGCCCTGGCTTCTTCCGCTTCGGCGGCTGAGGCTGTGGCTTTCTCCTCGGCGGACTTGCGGGCCGCGGTCAACTTGTCGATGCGTCGCTGGATCTTCTCCCGCGGGACATCTTCAGTTTCCTCGTCCTGTTCTTCCTTAGCTTCTTCAGCTTCGGAAACATCTTCAGCCGGATCTTCGGCAGATTCCGGCTTGTCTTCTTCGTCTTGTGAAAGATCGCTATCGCTATCTGATGCCTCGCTTTTGTCTGCTTTCGCCGGCTCGGGTGAAAAACCCAAGTCGCCTAGTGCAGTGGACAAAACATCAACTTCTCCTGCCGATTGATCGGCAACCGTAACTTCCTCCATGGTCTAAACCTCCCAAGATGGTACCAGGGTGAACGTCACCACAGACCGACCGAATAAAACAAACCACAGCCCAGACTCAGCGGGGCACTCCGTTATTCGATGGCAAGGAGTATGGCAGACAGATGTACATTTGTCCAGCACTAATTTCGCTGGATAGAAAAGGCACTACTTGTGCGGAAGTATTGCGCGAACGCCGTAGAAACTACCGGACATTTACCCGGACCTTTTGTCCGAATGAACCGCTGGTGCTTGTGTCACAAAAAGTGGCGCGTTTTCGCTACCGGGTTTAGACTGGCGCCGGCAGATGAACTCTCAGTCGATCTGTGCGTTATAAATCAAACGGCGGATTTGTAACGGCGGATAGGACGAATGGGGCCGATGTCCTATTGATGGTATCGTTTTGTGATACCAACTGGAAGAATGCGACAGATGGCTGCACACAATGTTGCAAAAAGAGACACTTTGTGTCCACTTCGTGAGACTTTGCAGCAGTTAGTGTTGCCGCAACACTACACTCAGGTGGTGTAGCGTTGCGTTCCCGAGCGGGGTGTCGCCTACACCCAACACGGTATAAAGTGTGCGAACGGCGGATTTTTATACCCGAGCGGGAACTACGACAGCCTGCTGGCCTCGGAGCGCTTGGCCTCCAGATCGTCCCATAGCTCTTGCAGGGCACTCAGTTGGCCGGCGGCGTGGGCAAGGAGGCCGGGGTCTTTGGCGGTGGCCATATTAGAGACCAGCAGGACGGCGTCGGCGATGCGGTCCTGCAGGGCCATCATGACGGCCAGCCATGCGGCTGGCGCCCGCTCCCGCGGGAAGGCCACAGCGGCGGACGTGTCGAAATCTTCGGGGTTTTTGTACATGTCACTTAGGACATGTACACGGCGTGTACTAATGGTTAGGTGCATAGTTTTTGGTTAGTAGTTAAAGTAAGCTTGAACTATCGTGCGATTCGTATGCTGCGGAGCAGCTTGTCGGCGCTGACCACAAACGGCGCGCACTCAAGGCAGCACGGCCCGAGTTGCGGGTCGCGGAGCCACTTGGGCGTGAGCGGTCGCCCGCAGACTTGGCACAGGGGGTGGCCGCCGGGGGCGACCTTCCAGTTGTCGGGCGGTGGGGCCTGGCCTCGGAACAGCGTTGTCATTAGTAGCTGCCTCCTCCGCGGGACTTCATGGAGCCGCCGTCGATGAACATGGCGTCGCTGAGGCAAATATAGCGAAGCACGTCGATGGGGTCTTTGGTCGGCGCTCTCTTGCCGTCCGCGCCGGTGTAAGTCTGCAGCGCATAGATCGTGTTTTTGCAGTTCTCCGAGATGTAGAGTCGCGGCTGGTTGCGGGCGTCCACCGGCGCCTCTGGGTTATAGGAGAGCGAGTCATTGATCATACCGACGCCTTCATCGATGGAGTCGCCCGGCGTGGCCGTGAAGAACATGTCAAGGCTGGCCATTTCGTCGATGAGCGTGGTCGGCGCCTCTTTGCCAAGCGTCTTGCTATGGCCATAGCGGCTGTCCATCCAGCGTTCAAAGATGGGCTCGCCGTCCTCGACGCGCAGAATCTCGTTTTTGTAGCGTTCCAAACCAAAGCCGAAGTCCTGCATGGCGGGACCAGGGCGGCCGTCCATGCGCCTGCCGTCTGGGAGCGCCCATTCGCCGGCGTAGCCAACGCCTTCGATGTACTCGGTCTGGCTGGGCCATTCGCGGTAGACGATGGTGCGGCCGGCGGCGTCGAAGACGGTCCAGAGCATGAACCAGTTTTTGCCGCTGGCAGGATCAACCCAATGATACTTAGTGCCGTTCGGTATTTCAGAATGGCGAATGACGTGGACCTTGGGATTAAACAGCGGGAAGCGGCCGGCGATGGCTTTGGTGGGCACGCCATACGCGCGGGTCAGGATTTTCTCGCGGGTTTCGCTCTGCAACTCGCGCTTCATGCGGGACCATCCTGCCCAGGGGTTGCTTTGCGTGTGGAAATAGAGGACCGGGCGGCCCTTGGGGTTTATCTGCTGAATGGGCACTTGTTCGTAGCCAACAACCTTGCCCTCGGCGTCCTTACGCGGCAGCAGCTCGGCATCGACCTCAATTAGGTTCTTCGCGCCGTTGAGATAGTCAGCGACCGTGGGCGACCATCCCTGCACCGGCGTAAAAGTCACGGCGAGCTTGCCGTTGCGGTCAACCAAGCGGAATCGGAGGGTTTCTAGGACGTCGAGCGGCACCAACTCATCGCACCAGCAGGCATCGATCTCGCCGCCCTCGATTGTGGAGGGATCTTGGGCATAATTTCTAAAAATACAGACCGATTGGTTGGGCGCGACGAATTTGGCCTCGGTGAATCCACCTTTGACCGAGTAAGTGATGTTTGTGACCTGGCCTTTTCTGGCATTCCTCCATTCCGGCGGCATGTATTTCCAAATGCGAGGTTGCTGCAACTCAATGGAGTTGGGAGCGGTGGTTTGAAAGCACCAGACGACCGCGCCGGGCTTGCTGTACATTGTTTTGATGACCTCCTTGGCAGCCCACTCGGTTTTGCCAGACCTATTTCCGCCCATGACGAGCAACTCGCGGTGTTTTTCCAGCAACCTAGACGCGCCCTTCCATATCGGCGGAATAAAACCATGCCGGAAGGGGTCTGATGCCTCGCGGGCGATCAACTCCTCGCGCTTTTTGAGGTATTGCCAGCCCTCATCCGCGCCGAGTTCCTGCAGGATGTCATAATCGACCTGCATGACCGGGTGCGGTGTCGGCGTGAAGCGTTGTGCGTGTGCGTTTTCCAAAATAGTTAGGACGCCGAGCCGGTGCCCTGCGCTGGGCCAACTCCCCCGAGTTGTTGTTAAGCCGTCTCGGCGTCCTAAAGTTGCTTTCCAACGATGTCCATCGTCGGGTTTTCTAAAACTGTGACCTGGTCCGAGCGGAAGTGCCGGATCTTGCCGCCGTCCTCGAGGACTACGGCAAAGATGTCGTTGGACAGCGGGCCGCCGGACTCAACGTAGAGTAGGCTGCCGTAGCCGACTGGGGTGTTCACCGGCACGATGCGCTGGAATTCGTGGATCATTGAAAATGTGACGGCGCGGAGGTTGGCTGCAGGCCCCTCCGCTGGTACACACCACATTTTCTCGGCTGGCAATGGTTGCACCACACAACCGCCGCATCCGCTGCAGGACACTTGATGCCGTCAGATAAAGTCATAGTTCCGAGTCGCACTGCGCGCCGCAGGCCGCGTAGCCGGCCGCGTCAACCCAGTTGTCGGCTTTCGGGCGGTGTGCTTGGCGCGCGATCTTGACGAGGATCATTAGCGCGGCGATGTCGCTGGCCGTGACGACCAACTTGGCGCCGTTTGTGCGCGAAAGGTAACTGCTAAACATCTCGGCCTGCGTGGCAAAGTCATCGGCCGGCGAGCCGTAGCTCTGGTTGCGCTCTCCGCAGACTGCTTCCGCAGCGATGCGTAATGTGTCGGCCGCGGCTTTCATTGGCGGGCCTTACGCTCAGCAAACGCCTGGGCGAGCCTTGCGACCTTGTTGGTGCTGCGCATCTTGCAAGCCCTTTCCACGAACGACCGGGCTTCCTTGAGTAGCGCCTTGACTTCCGGCGAGTCGGTTGGCTCAGCGCTTAAATCGTACATGTCTCGGGGTTTTGTCATAGAGTTAGGGTTGAACGGTCACATGCCAAAGGCCGATCTGGGCGAGCGCATAGCCGAGCCAGATGAGGCCGTTCCAAAAGTTGTGGTGGATAAACGCCTGGTCGATGGCCACGGTGAAATACATGAGGCCGACTAGGGCGATGAGGATGGCGCTGGTCATTCCATGACCTCCTCGCAAATGTCCTCAATGGCCACCAGAGACCCGCTCACGTTGTTTGGGGTGTCCCATGCAGCAGAGCGTTGCACCAAATTGCGAATCTCTCGCAACGCCTGCCGCGCCTCGTCGCGCTCGCACCCACGCCGCTCCATCTCGCTCCAAGCGAAGTCGCACTGGTCCTCAAGGTCGCGGATGCGTTCTGCGGCATCCTTTTTCGGTTGCAGTTCCGTGGGCGTGTCGCTCATTTGTCCCATCCTTCCCGCAAATGCCCAAAGTCGCGCGGCTCAGTAACCTCAATGCCCCCAGTGCCGCACGCTCCGCACCTGCCGATGTGGTAGGTGGCCACGGAGTTGCCCTCGGGGCGCTTTCCGTGCAGCCGGCCGCACTGGTTGCATATCCATTCGGGATACTGTTTGGGTTTCGTCATAAAAATTCCGTCCCAGTTGCGGCGAAAGAGGGTGCCATTCACCGCACGCGGGTTGTCGCCCTTTCCTGCGCTCATCGCTTGATGTCCTTCCAGAATTCCTCGCGGTAGTAGGATTCCATTTCTTCCATGTGCTCTATTGCGCCGGGTTCGGCGACGATGCGTTCCAGATCCCAAGACATGGGCATGTGCTTGAGTCGGTTGCGAGCCTCGCGGCGGACCTCCAAGGGCACCCGCTTCAGCTTGCCGGGGACGCACAGCTCCGACAGAAAGTGCCTGGCCTGGGCGATGGCGCGGGCTTGTTCAAGTGGGGTGCTCATTTGCGTTTATACTTTTCGGCAAACTCCGAATGCAGCAGTCCGGTAATGTAACACCTGGCCTCCTCCTCGTCGGTGCTTTCGATATGGCGCAATGTCGCGCAAACGACATGACAGATTTCGTGCGCCCGCGATCCCTCGTCGTCTCCGTCTGAAAGCCAGACGCAGTGCCAGTTCTTGTCGCTAAAAGCCCACCCGGCTGCGTCGTCGTCCGGCTGGTTCTCGGGATCATCGGCGTCCATCCCAATAATCACCGCACACCGCCGCAACGCCGTCTTTTGAGACGTGTTGACGTAGAACTCCACGATGACGCCGTGGAGCCTATCTTTGACGACGATGCGGCGGGCGGTGCGTTTCATGTTAGGCGGCTTTCTTGTATTCGAGCTGGGTGTAGTAAAGTTCCAGACGTTTCTGGAAAACCTTCCACTCGGGCTCGGCCGAGAACATCCAGGCGATCTCAAAGTCGTCGGGACTTTCCTTTCCGATGCGGACGATGCCGCGGCGCTGGATCTTTAGGTCCGGCCGGTTTTCGTTCCACAGCTGCTCGTAGGCGGCTAACTGGAAACGATGTGTTGGCCAGATGCCCTTGGATGTCTTCCAGTCAAGGAGGACGATCTTGCCGTCCTTGTCCCGGCTGGGGGCATCGATGGTGCCGCCGAACATGTGCTGCTCGCTGACCAGCTGCACCTCGGGCTCTAGGATAGTGAAGCCCTCGGCGTCCCACCATGCCTTGAAGTTGCCAAAGGCGACCCGTGCGCGCTCTATGTCGGCGCCGCAGTAATCGCTGAGGTCCGCTTCGTGGCCGTGCAGAAAGCACTCAATCATGAAGTGGGCGGCGGTGCCGATGTCCGCGGCCTGGTCGCGCACCCTCCGGTAGTCCAGCCCGCGGTTGCCCAGATCCCACGCCCAGTGAATGAGCGAGGAGCCGTCGTCGCCGATCTTGGCGATGGTGCTGGCGCCGGGAACTTGGGTGCCGTCCTTGAGGATGTACTTCTGGTGGCTGCGAGCCTTCTGCAGCTTGACGATCTTTTGGCCCGCCGCGTTGAAGCGGTCGGGCTCAATGATGGCGATGACCTTGCGCTTGCGCGCGGCCGTCTTGCGTGGTGTGGCAGGCATGGCGGGTTACCAAGGGATCTCTTGGTCGTCGGTGCCGGTCTTGGCTGCAGCGGCCGGAGCCTCGCTCACGTCAAAGCCGTACGCCGATGCGCTGCCGCCGTCGCCCCAGGTAACGAGGTCAAGAACTTGGACGGCCTTCGGTTGCAGGGTGATGCCGGCGCCGAGTTGTGCGGTGTACCAGCAGTAGGGCACTACAGCGACTTTGAGCTTGGACCCGCCGCCGATGTTGTCGGCGATGGGCTGGCCGTCTGCACCGAACAGTTTCGGCTGGCGGCTAAACGTCTCGCCTTCCTTGTTCTTGCCGATGGCTTTGACCTTGAGCTTGAGCTGGGTCATGCCGTCGTTGTCTTCCCACGGAGCGGCGTGGAGCTTGAGCTTTTCTTTTTTCAGCTCGCGTTTTTTGTCGTCAAGGAACTCAGCGAAGAGGGCTTCGATTTGCTTGATGAACGGCTCGGCGTCCTCGGAGGACATTTCGAGGTTCACTTTGTAGACGCCAATCTCGTCGAACTTGGTGTCGGCGCGATTGAGGCTGGGATAGCGAGCGATGCCCGCGGGTGTCGTGATGGTTTTTGTTGCCATGATGTTATTTGGTTTGTGGTTGTTGTTGTGTTGGTACTAGAAAATCGGAGCCGCGGAGGATCGTGAGGAAATCGTCTGCGCGCAGAGTGATTAGCCAGTCCTCGCCAACACGCTTGTGGGCGACAACCGGGAAGAGCTTGTCCTTCGCATCGCGGATAGCCTGGGCGATCCAGTCTTTGACCTTGGTCACTTGGCAGAATTTGACCTCCCAGTGGATGTCCGGCAGACATGGGCAGACGACATCGGGCGAATCGCCGAGGCCGGAGAACTGCTGACCGCGGCGGATACCGGAGTCGCCGAATGCTTCGCGCAGCTCATCGCGCCACATGCGTTCTCCGCGGGCACCTTTGGCTCGGCTATTCATTGATGGCCTCCGGTGCGGCGCCAAGCGGCATACAAGTGTCGGCTGCGCGCATCAGCTTTGTTAAAATTGCCTCGCCCGTCCCGACTCCGTAGCCAAGATGCTCATTAACCCAGCAAATAAAATCACCCCTGCGAACGTCGTGCCAAAAATACCCTTCAAGCACGTTAAGCTCTTTTGGCGTCAGTCCTATTGCGCGCCTGCTATTCATTTGTAGAAGACCTCCTGCATCTGCCGAGATGGCGCGTAGACGGAGTCGCCGCCGTCTGTGGTGCGGTTGCCGAGGGCGGCGTCTTGGAAGCGGGTGAGGCGCGGACGCCAGATGAGGTTGACCTTGCCGGTGGCGCCGGCCCTATGTTTCGCAATGTGCAACTCAGCGTCTTGGGGATCGGGCTCGGTTTCTTGGTCGGCGGCGTAATACGCGGGGCGGTGAAGAAGGCAGACAAGGTCGGCGTCTTGCTCGATGGAGCCGGACTCCCGTAAATCGGACATTTTCGGCCGGTTGTCGCTGCGGTCTTCGGCTTTGCGATTCACCTGCGCCGCGGCGATGACCGGGACGCCGAGTTCCATGGCCATGGCTTTCAAGCCTCTTGAGACGAAGCCTACTTCGTTTTCGCGGGACTGGGCGCCGACATGCGAGACGAGCTGCAGGTAGTCAACGAAGATGGCCTTGACGCTCCATCGCCGGACGGCCAAGCGGGCTCGGCCGCGGATGTCGAGCATGGTCAACCCTCCGCGGTCGTCCACATATAAAGGCTCGCTGGCAAATTGGTCGGCGGCTTCGGTGATGCGGAGTTTCGATGCGTGATCGAGGAAGCCATTGCGGATGACTTCAATGTTGGTCTCCGCGCGCCCGAGGACGACGCGGCAGCCCAGCTCATTGGCGGGCATCTCGAGGCTGAAATACAAGGCGGGGACGCCGCGGCGAACCATGTTCTCGCACATGTTCAGCATGAGCGCGGACTTACCCATGGCGGGACGGCCGGCGATGATCGTGAGCTGCCCTGGGCGCAGGCCGCCGGTCATGTAGTCGAGGGCTTTGAAGCCGGTCTCCACGCCGAGCTTCTGGCCAGGGATCATTAGCTTCTCCAACTCCTCCAAAAGACCGGGCACGATGGCAGACGCCGGACGCATGCTGTCGGTCGATTGGCCGAGGGAGAGTGACAAGACGGACTCTCCCGCGTCCTGCAAGACGTTGTCCGCGGGCTGCGACATATCGGAGGCGGCAGACTGCAGGCGGCCGGCGGCGTTAAGGATTGCGCGGCGTGCGTGGAGGTCGCGGAGGGTCTGCACATGGTACTCCACTGCGGCCGGACCACCGGCGGTGTGCGAGACCATTTCGGTCACGGCTCCGGCTCCGCCGACGAACTCAAGGCGGTCGTGACTGGCGAGGACTTGGGTCACGGCGATGATGTTGGGCACACCGCCGGCCGAGCGGATGTCGCGGATGACGCCGAAGACCTGCGCGTTGGCGGGCGTGAAGAAAAGGTCGGCATTAAGGCCGGCGATCTCGTCGATCATACTGGGTTCCGACATGAGGGCGCCCAAGACGGCGGCCTCGACCTCGGGGGAGTTAGGCGTGACTTGCTTTTTCATTAGGCGGCGCCTCCTCCGCTGTTGTTACGGTCGATGATCACTATGACAATCACGACCAAGAGGACGAACAGCAGGTAGCTGGTGATCATGACATTCATCGCAACGCCTCCGCAGTTGTGCGCGTTGATTGAGCCAGCGGGAGCAAGCTGCATCGACCATGAGAAAACTTTCGTAAGCGTGGGGTGATATCCATAAAGCGGAGCTGGCGGCGAGTTCGGTGCGATTACGGGCTCGGTGGGTTGCGGTGGTTTTTGCGGGGTTGTCGTCGAGGGTTTCCATGGCACTAAGACTGCGTGTGGTGTGCCGCGGTGTGTCCACGAATGTCCCAGAGTGTCCACATCATGGCAAGAAGTTTTCTTGGGGTGGGTGAAGATTTTTCGGGTCGGTGGCGAGGAGGATTTCGTGCTTGGCGTCGCTGATTGCCGGAGTGAGGGCCGCACATTTTTGCAGCACGATTCTGAGCTGATTGCGTTGCTCAATCAGCTCATCGATCTGCGCCTCCAACTCGGCGACGAGGTCGCTCGCGTCGTGGGGGTTGGCAACGAATTCGCCGTTGCTGGCAAAGCCGACCCGGCCGATGACCATGTGGGGTGTGCCGGTGGTCATGCCGCCCGCCTTTCGGCCGTGACCGCGCCGTAGAGCCAGGCGGACTTGCGGAAGCTAGGCGCTTGCATGAGTCCGCGGGAAATCAGGAAGCGGTCGCAGGCTGCGTGGACTTCGAGATGGCGGATGTAGGGGCAGCCGGGAGTGCCATCTTCAATGGTTTTCACCTTGCCGTTTTTGGTCATCATTTGAGTTCCTCCTTGCGGCTGATCTTTTCCCAAACGGCCTGCAAGGCGACCATGTTGGCGATGGTCTCCACGAAGAGGGCATCTACGAGTTCGGCGTTGATAGTGGGACGGCCGTTCTCGCGGGCGACCGCGGACGGTTTTTTCTGGATGGGTTTTTTGGTTTTCATATGTGGACAAAGGTACAGTGGGGGTAGGACATCCGCTGTCTTAGGGGTTTAGATATAAATTGATAACGTAGGGGGGGGGGCAATCAATTATTGAGTTACGGTTAAAGATTCTGCGACTTGGTTCAGGAGACTCCAGTTGTTGGGGTCGCGGGCGTCGGGAGCGCTGGTTTTTACGGCCACTTGGCGCAACTCGGGTGGCGTGTATGATGTATTCATCCGGTTGCCTAGTTCGGCGCGCGTATACAAAACCCACTCGGCCCGATCCCCTAAATAGACGGCCAAAACGTCGTAGGCTGTAGGGCTGTAAGGCTTAAAGCTGCCGCGCACCCTGTTCAAAATGTGGTAGTATTTGCTGCTTTTGCTTGCACTCGCAAGTGAGCATTTAACCTGCACGAACATCGGCCGCATTCCGTCGCGCTCCAAAATAATGTCGTAGTCTTTGCAGTTGTCCTGCATCCACTTGACCCCGTAGCCAAGCTCAAGGGCTTTTTGGAGAAACAGCAGCTCGGCAATTTTAGAGCGCACATTGATTTCCTTGTTTAAGCGCCGCCGCTCTGCGCTGTCGGGCGCCGCCTCGATCACCGCATCCTCCGTCACCGGAGCAAACTCGCTGTCAGGCATGGCTAGGAGCAGCGGCTGGGTCATGCGACTCCTCTCATGCGCTCTTCCTGCAGGGCCTCGAGGGCCATCATGCGCTTCTCAACCTCGGAGGGCTGCACGGGTCCGCTGCGGGGGATGTGGAGGACTTTCGCGGTGTCCTTGGGGGTGTCTAGGAAGACGCCGCGCCAGCCGTGCTTGATGGACCTGCGGAGGGCTTCGACGGCGGTGACCTCGTTGACGGCGGCGAGGTCGGCGACGATGCGTTGGGCGGCGGTCGGAGTGAGCGGGGCTTTGATCTCTCGTCGGTGTTGGGCGAATTCTGCCCAGGCATTGGCGAGGCCGGCGCCGTGGGGGAGGGAAACGGTTGCGGGGTCGAACTTGGGCGGCTTCGGACGCGGAATTGCTACAGGGGAAGAAGAAGGTGGCGAAGGCTGCGAAGCGGCCGGAGCTGGCGCGTCAGCGCCTTTGTCTTCTGTCTTTATTGTCTTATTGTCTATGGGTGTCAGATGGCGATACTTAACTGTCGCCATTTGACACTTACTGTCAGATGCTGACACTTTACTGTCGCCATCTGATATATCAAATGGCGACACTTCGCCGGATTCCAGCCACTGCTTGACGCCGACCAGCTCGTAGTTTGTGGACTGCCCGCGGCCTCCGACCTCGACGATCCTGACCTCTCCGGCGGCGACAAGGCGGCGCAGGGCGTCCTTGACTCCGTTGACGCTTTTGAGGCCGGTCTCCTGCCGAAGCTGCTCGTTGCCGATGAAGGCCAGATGCGGGGTCTCTTGGTGAGACTTCCACGCCAAGGCGGTGAGCACCATCTTGGCGGCCACGTCCTGCAGCCGGCAGATGCGGACGGCGTAGTTGGATGCGGCAACACTCATCGGTCGCGGGGGCGTTTGGCCTTGCAGATGTCAGGAGATTCAAAGAGCAGGCGCCCCTCGGCGGTCGCCGTGCCGCAGAACCGGGCGTCAAGGGTGCTGAAACGAGGGTCGACAGGACTCCATGATGGGGCGTTTTTGACGTGGCAGATCACCGGATCGCCCCAGTTCTCAACCTCAACAAGCAGGAACATCCGGCTGGGTTGGTGCCTCATGATCTTAGCGCGCGGCTGGATATCGCCAGCCTTCCAGCCGGCTGCCTCCGCTGCGCGCAGGGCGATGGCGCGGGGGGATTGGTCGATGGGTGCGGGCTCAGGGATGGGTGCTGCGGGGGCTAGGGGAGGGCTGGGCGGGGCTTTCTGGGTGGGAGCCTGTGGGGGTGGCTGCGGGGTGGCTGTGCTGAAGTGCGACTTGGCGAGGGTTATTAGGTTTTGCATGGGCTTTTAGGTAAAAATTTTGGGAGACTGGATCGGTGGGGGGTATTAGAGAAACTGCGAGCCGGCAACCCCCTCCCCCCCTGTCCTACAGTAGAATGTGATAGATGACTGTGCCATTATATATGCTATACATTGTATTGAGTTATAGCGTAACTTCCTCATCCTCAAGGGTCCAATGTGCGGAGTCATCAGGCTTGGGGCCAGGTGCGGGTAGTCCGGCCGCCTTTTGAGGGCCGGCCGCGGGACCGCTGACCGGTTCAAACGCCACATCCACAACCTCGCCGCCCTTCCGCAGCCCACTCACGAACTCCAGCCAGGCGTCAGCCGCCGGCGCCATCACATGCTCGACTCTCGCGGTCGCTCCACCGGACAGCAGCTCCGCTTTCTCCGTTGCTACTGCGGACATGATAGTGAGTTCGTGACTTTTCATGTCGGGCACCCTCTCAAAGAGTTCCGCGGTCCCAATCGCCGCCAAGGTCTTCCAGTTCTTGCTGGTGATTTCCCGCGCACGCTCCAGCAGCTCCGGGCGGTTACGTATTAGCGCGATGGTCGTGTTGTAGCTGGTGCTAAAAGCCCGACAGATCTCTCGGATCGACATGCCGGCCATGTGCGCCGCTGCGATCTTCTCAGCCTTCGCCTCGGGCACCTCGAGGCCGGTGCAACGGCCGACACGCACGGGGGCAATCTCAGGCTCAGGCTTGGCCGGCTTCGGCTTGGGTTTGGGTTTGCTCTTCGTTCTTGGTCTTGCCATATCAGTCACCTCAAAATCCTCCCCTTATGCCTTCGCAGCAGCGGCCGCACCGCCTCAATGCCGGCGTCCGTCTCAAAGATATTCAAGTGCGGACCCTTGGTCGCCCTCGCGATCTTCGTCATGCCCATGTCCAGCAGCACGCCGGAGAGCCAAGGATCACGGCTCTGCACATGCCAGTAGCCGCCGACCTGCCATGCGCACAGGGTGGACGTGCCGGGATTGGAACCCGGAGCGGGCTTACGAGGTTTGCGCTGCTGCTTGGTAGCCACGTCCCAATAAAGTTAGAGCGAGTAGCAGGCGAACCGCTTGCCGTTGCGACGCATCATCCGGCTCTGCACGCGGATGCCAGCATCGCGTAACTCCTCGATGCGTGCAGCGAGGCGCATGCAGCCGAAGCGACTGAGGGCTGAGATGGCGGTGATGCCGCGGCCGCTGCGCAGGTAGCGCAGGATGCGGTTGGTCTGGTTCTTGGTATTGGTGCTCATGGTTTGGTCTTGGTGGTTCGGTTAAGGATTCGCTGGCAGATCGCCATCAGTGCGTCCGCAGGTATGCATGGGCGCGTGCCGTGGTAGTTGCGGGCGGGGAGTTGGCTTGGGACGGTCATGGCTGGTGCTCCATCAACTCGCCAACGAGAAGTCTGAACGCTCGCTCTGCGCAGGCTGGCACAACTCCATTGCCGAGGAGTCGCAGCTCGTCGGTGCGATTGTCTGTGGAGACGTGCAGCTCGGCATGGTCCAGCCGATGGGTAAGCCCATCAGGGTTTCGACCCAGCGAGGGTTGAGCTTGCCCGCTACTTGAGTTGGCAGGCTCAGCGAGTTGCTCTGCGATGATGGTCTCGTTGTCTTCGCGTAGTCCGGTCCTCCGCAATTGCGGGGCGTTGCCCGTTGCTCCCGCTTCGCTTGATCCGCCAACGGAATCCCGCCCTTGTTGTTCGGCCGGCTGCTCTCCGTTGCTCCAGTGCGGGGTGTGCTCCAGGGGTCGCCCTTCTTGGAGACCATCTCGGGACGTGACCAATCGGTATCGGGCTTCTCTCTCTTCTCGGACGGCTCGGACGGGTGTTTTCAACTCCATAGGGGATTGGGTGCTTTCTTGGTCTGTTTCTTCTGTTGTTTGGGGATTTTGCATCACGCGTAGTTTGGTTTTACCCGTCCGGGGCGTCCGAGGATTGGGACTTTCGGGTGGATTGAGTGGTATGGGCGGAGTGGCGGCCGGCGGGACCGGACTCGGGAAGAAGCGTCCGAGGCGTCCGAAAACATCCGCCACAAGCACCTTGGGTGTTCCGATGGGTGTCATGGGTTCACCCCT